GAATGGATTAATATCCCTGAAGACGTAGTTGAATTGGAATATCTTTCACTAGAAGATTTGGACGATAAAGAAGCAGATATTTCTTGACAAGGTTCCCCGCATACCTTATAATATGTGGGTAAGCAAATGACTCGCTAGCTCAGTTGGATAGAGCAACTGCCTTCTAAGCAGTCGGTCGAAGGTTCGAGTCCTTCGCGAGTCGCCTTGCGGAGTTAGTTCAGCGGTAGAACGCTATCCTTCCAAGTTAGATGTCGTCGGTTCGATTCCGATACTCCGCTTTCCTTCTTAAGGAATATGAAACCAGTAGAAATTCTTCTTCTTATCTCCGAGTTAGAAGGTTCTTATCAACACACCAAGAAACTTGGTTTCGATGAAGATAGAGATGTCCTCAGAGAAATGTGTGATAGGTATTACAAACTGTATTTCAAACTTAAGAAGGAACAATCCAATCCTCAGTAGCTCAGCGGCAGAGCCGACGACTGTTAATCGTCTGGTCGTAGGTTCAAATCCTACCTGGGGAGTGAGACGGGGGATGAGTCCGCCCGCGACGGTGCTAACCACACTGTGCTGGAGAGTTGGTTACTCTCTAATTACTCCACTACAAACTGTCAGTATACTGGGTGTGGTGCCCATATAGCATACGGATAAGTGTAGTGTCTTGCTTGATTAGCTCAGCGGTAGAGCATCTCGTTTACACCGAGGCGGTCGGCGGTTCGATCCCGTCATCAAGCATATAAATAATCTATAGATTGAGTTCTATAGAATGTCAAATGTTAGTTGTAAGATGCAAGAACTGCAACAGAGAAATAGTAAGTAATACTAAGACTCAAGTTTGCGGTTGTCCCAATATGATGACTGTGAGAGATGACAGTGTAACAGCAGTTGACCTATCAAAGGTCGTTATGTTGAACTCTCAGAAGTCAAATAATAAAACAAGTGTATTAACTTCTGAAGATATTGCTTGGCAAGAGCAAAGAAGAAAACGTAAAGTCCGTAAGTTGGACTTTGAAATCAAATAAGTATTGAAAAATACAGAAAGTATTAAGAAATACTGTATCATCTATATACACATATATCTCAAATATTAGATGATACTAGTTTATTTTGGTATTCTAACAATAGTTGCTTTAATTGCTTTTGAGGGGTATGATGCAACTATGCGGTTGGTAGCATATGGTGACCTTCGGTTTAGACACCAAATTGTGCTATTAAGATTGTGGTTTATGAAGCAGAAATTAAAATCGCAATTCAAAAAAGATGCCGCTAATCACAAAAAACTCTTAAAGGAGCGCAAAAATGTCTACTGAAAGGGAACTGTCTGATCTCTCATTAAGCAGAGCAGAATGTCCTAAGTGTGGTGCAGTATGGATCAACGGTGAACACCGATGGTCTGGAACTGGCAACCGAGGTAGTGAATTAGATTTGGCGGGTCTAGTATGCAATGAACATGGCAACCATCAATGCATCAATCCCATGAAAGGAAAGGAGGGTGGCGACACCTGGGACAAGCGTCTAGAAGACCTAGATAAGTTTGGTGAGAAATATGATGAAGGCAACAGTCAGTGGTGGAACAAGGAATGAATAAGGATTGGGGTGAAGGTATTGAACCGCCTGACTTTACAACTAAAGAAGAAGTGCGGGGAATGATTGATGATGCTATACGAAGACATAATCGTAACGCTGGAATGATTAGTACATTTGTTGGATTTTTCATTCTAGGTCTTTTCTCTGAAGGTCTTCTTCGACTCATTGGAGTAATTCCACCACTGCTACCATGGCTACAGATCAAATTATAGAAAAGGATGTCCATTACCAGCATACTTTCAAGAAACGCCTAAATGAAAGAGGACGAAAAGAGAGAGTTCTACAAAGGACTCCGAGAACGCATCAAACAACTCAGAATGGAACATTTGTTTGAAGAACCATGTCCACTTTATGAAGAGGATGAAGAAGAATGAATCCATTAGTGTTAATTGCTTGTCTATCACCAATAGCAATAATATGGATAGTGATGAAACTTAGTTTATTGTTGTTTTCAGCGAATGACGAACGAAGGTATGTCAAAGCAGAATCCAAAAAACCACACGGACCATATGTGGCAGATGCATATGCAGACGTTGACGAGGAGGAAGAGGAGTATGGTGATCGCACAGACTATAAATGATGCCATCAATAAGTATTATGCGGAGCAGGGTAAACCTGTTCCTGAGTGGAAGTGTAAGAAAAATCCTGATTGGTGGGTAGAATATCTTGATAAACTTGGAATTGATAAGAGAAATCCATGACTACACTGTTTACATTCGTTTTTATAACTTTGTTGGTTACTACAATGAATCTAACTTGGCCTGGTAGGTATCGATCATGATTCATAACGCAGGACACTTTGCTGCTTGGATTTTGAATAATCCATGGACAC